TAGCTTCAACTAAACAAGAAGAAAGCTTTTCAACAGCATGTTTAAATACTTCCTTACCATTCATTCTGACCTTTCCAACCTGTAAATTTATGCTAGGCCCTCCATCAGTATGTAAAATATCTCTAAAATTACCATTAGAGTAAAAATTTGAAGATAAAATTCCCCATTCAGGATTTTCATTACTTTTTTCTAATACGAAAGCACCTGCTCCATCTCCAAATAATACTGATGTTGATCTATCCGACCAATCAAGAATTTTTGAAAAAGAATCAGGTATTAATTGTGAATAATTAGGATAAGTACCTTCTAGGGTTCTTGTAGTAATTATTTGATTAGAAGATATAAATACTACTTGACCTTTGTCATAAAAAAGTTTTATTGAATTTTCTGAGCTTCTCAAAGTTACTAATTTTTCAATTTCCCTTAATGATCTAGTTGGAATTGTTACTGATAAATCACCATCATTTAAAGATAAGTTTTCTTCATTTGCGATATGTTCTTCCTTACCAATTAAAGCAACAGCCAATCTATGACCATCTGTAGAAGCAGACTCTAAATAATTTTGTTTGAAAGTAAAGTTGACACCTGTAAGTAATTGCTTTGAGTCATCATTACTACTAGCAAAAATAGTAGATTTTAAAGCTTTTAAAAAAGAACTTGGATTAATATTTAAAGAGGTTCCACTTTCTACAAATGGCAAGTTAGGGTAATCGTCAGAAGGAATACCTTTAAGGTTATAAGAACCTCTATCACTTTTAATTAAAATATTATCTGAATTATCATCAACACCCAAAGAAACGGGGGTTTCATTAGGTAATTTATTTACTATTTCTGATAAAAGTTTAGAAGGTATCGTAATAGCTCCGCTATTTTTGACAGTTCCATCAAAAGAAGTTTGAATTCCTAAATTCAAATCAAAACCTGTCAAACCTAAATCAAAATCTAAGTCTTTAAGCTCTTGAAACTCAACAGACAACATTTCGTTATCCCACCCCGCGTTTAACGCAAGTTTGTTGTCGGCAATGACGTATGCTTTTTTTTGCGCTTCGGTCCAGCCGTCAGCAGTTATACAAGGCACATCATTTAGATTAAGTTTTTTTGCCGCAAGGAGTCTGCCGTGTCCAGCAATAATCTCACCGTCCGGATCAACCAAAATGGGATTTGTAAAACCCCACTCTTTGATACTTGCGGCTATTTGTGTAACTTGCTCGTCGCTGTGCGTCCGACTGTTACGTGCGTACGGTATAAGGGTCTCTATACTTTTTCTCTCAACCTTATCCGCTGGCCAAGACTGTCCACTATTCATGGGTGCAACCTTTCTGATTTTTCAATTGTACATTAAAAAAAGCCCCCACGCAAGGCAGGGGCAGTTGGTGAGGTAATCGTCCAAAAAAAAGCAGTAATAAAACGGACCGATTCAAACAGGGAGGAGTTTGATGCCTCACGACCTGTTACCATTATAGAGTTTGTCACGTGCATTTTTCAAGTATTCTTTATAAGGTTTTAAATCTTCGTCCGTTACTAAACCCTTCCGTAACATTTTTTCAGCATCATCTCCGTCCACATATTTTTCACAGACAGGCTGATGATTTTTAATTCTTGCTGCATTAATTTTATGAGGATCTGGTTTATACCTTTCGTCACCACTAGGATAAACTAACAAGTCTGTACGTCGTGGCGCAATTGCACGTGCGGCGTTGCTCATATGCTTTCCTGTGGGCCATGAGCGGGTCTCTAAATTATTTAATAATTCTTCCTTAAATTGTTCAAACCATTCAGTGTAATCTTTTGTTGGAGCAAGGTTTTGTACTTTTTTAATTATAAATAATGCCTCGTCCTTTGTTGCATCCTCATTGCCAATCACCGCCTTTGGTGCGTTGAGCCTTGCTAATAATTTCATAGTTAAATTTTTTAACTGTTCGTTTCTTTCACTGTTCATAGTTTAACCCCAAACTTTCTAATGCTTTCCTTGTGCCATCACCAACGGGCATTTCCACCTTTTCTAAATATCTCTTTTGACGCAACCACGTTCGCGGATGTGGTATAAATTGTTTTTCCTGACCGTGCATTGCGTTTCCATAATCCCTTGCCGCCTCTAGAATGATGCCCGGTCTGGTATGTCTACACGCTGTTATAAAGGATTCTTTTGCTGCTGCCTTGTTTATTTTTCTAGGGTAGGTTGTCCAAAATGTAGAAAATAGATCATCTAATAAAGGTTTATTTCCATTGTTACTTATTACTTGGTTATTCATGCGCAACTTCTGCGGATCCCCACCCGCAAATTCTGCGCCACCTATACGCAAATCCTGCGTATCGTCCGAGTTCTCAAGAGTTCCAGTAAGTTCCAATAAGTACTTATTTGTTGTTTTTCCACCAGTGTGCCGATACTGTGCAATCCTTTTCACTAGCCCGGCCTCCTCCAGTGAGGTTATATGTGTCTCCACTGATCTGCGTGACATCTCACATAATTCTGCTAGTCGTTTTATGCCAGGAAAACACTCACCTGTTTCTCCATTGTGATGATCCGCCAACCAATATAAAACAATTTTGGTGGCGGGTTTTAAATTGGGTTGCTTCATCGCTAAAGCTGTCATATAATGAGACATTAGACAATTTCTCCAAATTGAAAACAAGAGTAGGTCTCGGATGTGTTACCGGGACTTACTTTTGTAAGTAATCCGAAAGCCTCTCAACCGTTGAGAATTTCGGATCGGTTTGATTGTTCACTATCTGATATAACACTGGTCGTGATATATTAGCATTCTTGGCGACAACCGTTAATTTTCTATCCTTTAACCTTCGACGTATTTCATCTAAACGTAAAACCATTGTTTTTTCCATTTTTTTATTCTCTTCTTTACGCTACCGTTAATTATGCTTTACAATAACATAAATCAAATGTAAAGTGAATCGACGAAACTTAAGAACGACTAGGAGGATATATATGTTTAATAGTCTTAATAATATTTTCGATTGCACCAGTCATAACGTCGATAAGGTAAAAATCGAAACCAAAAAATCCTACATCGATTTTCAGCCAAATGACGAGGCTGTCACTTATTACACAACATATGTGGAGTTTGTAATGGATAATAAAACATCCATACGTTTCGCGTTGTATAGAGATCACGCGCCAGTAGAAATTGTTTGGGATGAAAAAAAACCAATTAAAATAGAGGGAGAGACTGATGAGTCTTAATAAAAAACAAAAGAAAGCTGTATGGGCAGCTTTTAAAACGTTGCGTTTTGTAAACCAACAAATCAGTGAATGTCACGACTTGTGGTTATCAGATTGCAGAGATTTGGAAACGGCGCAGTGGACGCTTCATAATGCCTTTGACGAAATATCAGACAAGGTTAAGGAGGAGCAAAATGCCAGAGCCTAAAAGTGTATGGGAAAGGCTGTCATCAATAGATGTCAGTCACCGCGTGGAACATAAAACCTACATGGATAAAAAGAACGGACGCAAAGTTAGTCTGGCATATTTATCGTGGGCTTGGGCATGGGGAGAAGTCAAAAAAATATATCCCCACGCTGTTTATGATGTGTTAGATGATATTATATATCCTGACGGAAGCATTGAGGTCCGGGTCAACGTAACCATTGAGGGACAAACGCATTCGATGTGGTTGCCTGTCATGGATTATAAAATGCAGTCAATTAAAAACCCGCCGTCACGATCTGTCAGCGATGCTAGGATGCGGTGTTTGGTCAAAGCAATAGCCATGCATGGTCTGGGCCATTATATATATGCGGGCGAGGACACGCCGGATCCAGAGGGTCAGGAAGAACAACGTGCCATGCACCTTGACACTCAGGCTAGGGCAGAAACAGCAATCGAATTTTATGAAAATTGCGATGATTACGCTCAATTTGAAAAGGGCGAGTCAAATTATAAAAAGCTGATCGAGCGCGAGGACATTGAGTTACCCTTGCGCGATCAATTGATCGAAATTCATGCCCTTAAAAAAATGGAGTTAACAAGATGAAAAACATAACCGCAGTTGGTTATTTAACTAACGACTGCGAGGTGTATAAAGTTGAAGACAAACCCACCTCTGTAAGATTCTCTATAGCTGTCGATGATGGCTATGGAGAGAATAAAAGCACTTTATTTTTTAGTTGCACTTATTTCCGCACAGGCCTTGCTCAGTATCTTGTAAAAGGAAAGCTCGTGGCCGTCAGCGGAGACCTTAAACGTAACGACTATGATGGCAAAACCTACCTAAATATTTGGGCCAACGAGGTGACGCTGCTTGGCGGCAAATCTCAAGGATCAATGAATGTGCAAGATGCTGCCAATGAAGTATCTGACAAAGAGAAGGCGCGTTATCCAGAGGGATCGAGCATTGAGGTTGATACCTCTAGGGACGCACCCGTTAACCCTAATGATATGGACGATGAGATACCTTTTTGAGGAGGATGGTATGAAAGCAAACGGAGACTTTACTGAAGAAAAATTTGAGCAGTATGATAAGGAACATCCTTATATTTATGCCGGTTTTGTCCGCTACACCATGCAAGTGGCAAAAAAACGCGATTACTTTTCTGCAAAGGCGGTATTTCATCGAATGCGATGGGACACAGCAATTGGCGAGGCTGGAGCCGACTATAAATTAAACGACGGGTGGATAAGCCACTATGCTCGTAAGTTTATGAAAGACCACCCCGAGTATGATGGCTTTTTTGAGACTCGAAAAAGGCGCGTGAGTTATTTTAACAAGGATGATCTCTTTGACTAAAATACAAGTATATTTACGAGATGGGCAATTGCTGCCCGTCTCACAATACGATGCGGAGCAACTGGCGGATGCCAAACAAGGACAAGCGTACAACTTACAACCAACAGGCAAACGGTCCAACCCTCATCATAATTTGTACTGGTCAGCTTTACGCAATGCTTGCAGAGCGACGCAGAAATGGCCCACAGAGCAACATTTGCATAATGAGTTGAAATGGGCTTGCGGATATGTGAAACTGCGCTGGAACAAGCTCACAGGGGCTCACATGCATATTATGGACAGCATTTCATTCGATGAGATGAGCCAACAAGAGTTTCATTTGTATTTTGAAGCTGCTATGAAAACATTAACCGAAGCAATAGGATATGATCCTCTTGAGCAATCTGGCAAATAAACCACCGCTTGGTCTCAAAAATAAAACTGTTAAAAAAAACGCAAAATATCTTGACCAGGTGCGAAAAAAACCTTGCTGCATTTGTGCAAAGTTTGGCGAGATTCAAATGAGTCCAACGACAGCACACCATCCTATTCACGACAGGTATGGCACAACAAAATCAAGCGACCTTGAGGCCATACCCTTATGTGACGGACATCATCAAGCACTTTGGGACAAAACCAAAGCTGTTGCAATACACGATAATAAAAAGAAATGGCGAGAGCTATATGGACCTGATTGGTCCTATTCAGTCCAAGACACGCAAACGTAAAGCACTGGGCCGCGATCTGGGTGGCAATAAACTTTTTTTGCATCGATGCTTGTCACTTGCTTATCACAATAGTACACAACGCCCTCGATGCCATCCAAAGCCGCTTTAATAATGTTATCAATGTCTGGTTTGGTTGTTGGTAAAATAGCACCGTATTCAGCCTCAAGTCGTTTAACCTTTGACCAAGACTTTGGGATCTCCATAAATGCAACAAGCTCAACGTGACAAAATTTTTCTATCGGTTGCAATTTCATTTCATGCATTTTTTGCCAAGCTGCTGCGTGGATCCGCTTTTCATACTCCCTTGTTTTTTCTGGAGTATATGTGTGACCATTGCGGGTAAACCGGGGTCGACCTTTACCTTGAGGCTGACCTGACACTTCAAATTCTACCTTAACTAAATTCAATTAACACCTATTATGCTTGCGCTTTACGTTTTGTTGTGTTAATGTTTACACATATTCAAATTTAGGAAATTTAAGAAGGAAAATCAACGATGAACGTTAGTCAAGACATACACATAGAGATCCGTCACGCGGGTGATTTTGTGATAGAAGTTAATGCAGAGGTTGACGGCGATCGTGTGCCAGACAATATATGCTTGTTCTGGACAAACCCTTGGACAAAAAGATGGCGTCGCATAGCAGACAGAAACCCAAGGGTTGATGCTTATATTCGCAAACACTTTGACAAAGAAATTAATGAGGCAATTGTGACTGCACCGATTGAGTTTGATGACGCCGCTTATGACGCTTGGAAAGAGGACTTTTAGGAGTAGAAAATGGAAATAAAACCTGAGGACAGGGACACTCGAGACAGTATAAAAAGACAAATAGACAGGCTAGAACCTCTAGCTTTATTACCCGACGCGCCGACGTTAGTAAAACAAGAGTATAGAGATCAAATAGAAGCCATGCGGGTGTTAATAACAAAACTTAGGGATGAAGGAGTTGACATATGAAACCTTGGGAGGAGTTAAGAAAAAAACAAGCAATTGAAGTAAAAGAGTTATTGGAGATGTTTAGCCACTTAACAATTGTTGAGGCATCGAGAGCAATGGGAATAGACACAAATTCTTTAAGAACACACGCTTTTAGATTTGGAGTTGCTTTTGCAAAAATGTATGGCGGCACAACATCTATAGAAACCGATGAAACCAAAATTAATAATCAACGGATTAGCTTGCCAAAAGTGCCTTGGGATATTGGTGGGGACGACAGAAGACGACACTGAGCTCATGTCCCGGAAACAAATAGACTTACCAGTGGCGTTTTCGCCCCCGAACTACAGTATAAAAAAAACGAGCAGAGAACACAATGGAATATTACACACTTATGAGTATTTTTTATGAGGTGGCTAACCACGAATTACAATTCAGTGTTTGGCTTCTTTCAGAGAAAGATTGTTGGAATATATTGATGCAAAAAAACAGCATATACGATCAAGTAAATGGCACATCAGGATTTTGCGACGTCAGTGAAGTGCCGTCTAAATCAATACGTCCCAAAATTAGACCTGACAGTTGACATAAAAAACAAATACTGTATTTTAAACAATGCTACAGATCTGTATTATCAGATTAAGGGGTGTATGATCGGAGCCATACGCCCCTTTACTTATTTTATAAGCTCAAAATGAGGACCGTCAACGAATGGTCTGCGTCCTTGTGATCGTCGGAGATCCACGTACTCGTTATAAGCATCCTCCATAGTACCCTCATACTCTACTATATTGCCTACTGACCAAGCCGCGCCCCACTTAATAGCGCAACCGACCTCCTTGGCAGAACTAGCCATTGCATCTGCAATTTCATCATACATATTTATTTCCCAAACAACCTCTGATCCATCGTACGCCACTAAATCAACTGCATGAGAAAACCCTGAGTCTTGAATCAAATGTTTTGATTTCATCGTTTGACTGCGGCCCATATCAAACAAACGCTTTTGCTCTTCCGGGGTTCGAACTCCGTACGTAACTCCAAAATCCACGGTTGTGCGTTCTATGGCTTTTTGCACGGTGCTAACCATATCCGGGTGTACGCCCTCAAGTTTGCCCAAGGACCGGGCTGATAATTTAAAAGACATTACTTTCTCCTAATAAATTGTTTGTACCCTTTCACACCGAAAGAGGCACTTATTGCAATTCCCAAACTGTAAAAATACCAGTCCGGGGCTTTATCAAGCTGCTCAAAACCTCGTTGCACCCAACCATCTGCCGCCGGGATCCAACATAAAATTAAAGGCAAACTTAGTATAATTACGAACCACTCATCTTTCCATGACGATCCACTGTTCTCAGCCATGATGCGCTCCCAGTCCGCTGCGCTTGTTTTCTCTGAGAGTAATATTTTAGCTTTTGCTTCAGCCTCGGTTAATTTTAACTTAGCCTCTGCTGCCTGTTTTGTGGTCTTTGCGTCGAGCCAACTGCTCGCAAGACTCGCAACTGGTCCTAATAATTGTCCTATCATTCTTTAGACCCCATGTTTGTAAATCCATAGTACGCCGCAACAATGGCAGCGATACTGACATAATATATATTGCTCATAGATGATAGCATTTCTGACGCCCTAGGAAGCTCCATCCACTCTGTAAAAACCACGCCAAACGGAAACAAAAGCATACCAGTCAAACTGAACCAAGCCATGCGCCTTTGAGCATCACGCTTGGCATCTGCATCCATCATAATTCGACGTCGATCTTCCAGCATTATCTGACGCTCTTCGGGATCGATCTTACCGTTGTCATTAAAATCATAGTTTGCTTTGGGCATGTGCATACTCCTCAACTATTCTTTTATTATACCCTAATATAATCAATCGTCCATTTTTATCGTAAACAGCCCATTTTTTGCCACGCTCTATGGCAACTGGGTCGTTATCTCCAAACACAAAAGCTCCTGACTTGAGTGATTTTTCATGACGCTCGCTTTCTTTTTCTCTTCCTGGCATTGGCTCATTTCTGGAAAGGTTGCTATTTGATAGAACCTCAAATTATCTGTATTCACAAATTGAATAAA